ACTTTCTGTGATTAAATTTATATCGTTACGAATTTGGATGGACATCGTGGCTCTCTTTTATAACTTTTTTTATGCCACGTGAGAATTTTTTAGAATCACCGCTTTTAAGACTGTTTATCATTCTGCGTTCTAAGTCTAATGCAGTAGATTCATCATACGTTTCTCTTAGAATTTTCTTAACATTTTCAACACCACTGACTAAATGTTCTACTCTGTTTTCAAGTACATGATGTTTATTTCTATCAACACTGATAGAGTTAAGTTCTTCTAAAATTGTTCTAGTTTTACCTTGTGACATATAATTTTATTTCCTATTAAGCATATTTATCATTTATATGTCATTTTTCTTCATAAACTCACGCATGTTCAAAGCAGTATTGATTGTGCTCTTGCTATCTTCGTCTTCTGCTTTAATACTGTTACCTCTTTTTAGTTGGTCTAACAAGTTAGAAGATTGCATTGTCATTGCTTCTTCATCCTCTTCATCTAAATCTTCTACTCTCAATGTATCAGGATTAAACTTTAAATCTACTTTACTGCCAACACCACTACTAGAACGTGTTTTCATAAACTGTATTTGATATCTGCCACGTTCTCTCATAGCATTACTTGTGAATATACCTACAACATTGTCAGCAGTTTGTATTTTACTAATACCACCTGCAATATGATGGTGGTCAAACTCTATTTCTTCTACTGCACCTCTGTTCAACTGCGATGCAGTTACAAACAATGTGCCTGTTTCCATTGCTAAATTACGCAATTCTTCAGACACATACTTGTCTTTAATAAACAAATCACCTGGACTTACTCTTGCACTAATAGGACTCATTAAATCCAAGTAGTCTACAAGTATTGCATCTACTTTAACTTCTGTGTTTATTTCATATTCTCTAACAAATGCCCTTATATCATTAGCAGTTACACCACTTGCCATTTGTTTTACTCTAAACTTACCTGCACCTTTACCTTTCATACGCACTTTTAAGTCAACATCATCCATGTTTTTCATTATTTCTTTTGTGCTGTATTCACTAACCATAGCATCAAGACGCATACTAATAAGTTGTTCACTTAATTCTAAACTAATGTAAACAACATTCATTCCTGCTAAACTCCAATTAACACCTAAGTTTTGTAAGAATAAACTTTTACCTGCACCACTACCACCAGCAAAGATTGTAATCTCTCCTCTGTTTAGTCCGCCATACAGTTTTTGGTCAAACTTTTTCCAACCTGTGCTTACTGCACCTGCTTGACTTTTTATGTATTGTAATCTTTCTTTTGGATTTTCAAAATACTCTAATCCTAAGTCTTTAACTAAACTTACTTGACTTGCATCTTTGATTTTGTTTTCGACTGCACCATAATCTGCTTTTTCTAACAAGTCTGTGCTGTCAAGTATTGCTTTTTCCAATGCTTTATGTCTACAAAATCTTTCAAAACTATCTAAAAACCATTCTGTGTGGTTTTCAGTTATACCTTCAATACGTTCTAGTTCAACACCTGTTGTTGCAGTTATTTGGTCAATAGTAGGAATACTGCTATACTCTGTACTGTGCTGTTTTAAAAACTGTACTGTGTCTTGATATTTCCTATTAAACATGTAAGGTTCAACAATATTGTTTACCCTAACAAACAGTTCAGGGTCAGAAACAAGAAACTTCAAGAACATTTCTTGTATTTCTTCTGTGTATTCTGTAATATTATCCATGCTTACTAATTATCCTCTATTAATTCTCTGTTTACAATTTCTTTGTACAGTTCTGTTGCAATACGTCTATGTCCTTCATCGTTTGGATGCTTATCATCTGGACTAACCATATGTCCTGCCATCATAGCACTAAATGGATACATTGTCCATCTTCTTCTGTCTATCATTTCTCTTAATTGTATTAAAAATGTATTTGGTTTTGTGCTTAATACATTCCACACATGGTCAATACCTCCTGTAGGTCTTCCCATATGACATATACTAGACATTGATGAAAACAAGAAAGGTATATTTTTATTACTTAAAAAGTTTTGTATTAACAAAATGTCTTTACAATAATTAACCATAGTTTCATGATGATTCATCAAATATGCTTGGTACATCTGTGATGCTATCTTGACATTTTTATAATAATCTGTTTGATAACCAAACTTTTTACTTATTTCTTTATTGCCACCTGCTTCTCTACCTTCATGTGGTATCCATACAAGTGGGTGACCAAATTCATCCAATGCTTTAGTGTTTCTATTTGTTTGGTCATCTCTAACTGAATTTGTAGGTACAAGTCCAAAATATTGGTTCCATTCTTCATTCCAAAATTCATATCTAAATGGCGATGTCCATTGTATAACAACTAAATCCGGATTGTGTTTTCTAACACCTTCTATAGTAGTTCTTGTTATTCTATTGTTACTGCCCCCACCAAAGCCATAATTTATTGCTTCAATTTTTCCATCAAACAGTTCTTCTAGTCTAAAGGGCCAAACATATGATTTTGGTGGAAGAGTTTCTCCTGTGGTTACATCTTGTACTTCACCATGTCCATGTGTAAAACTACATCCATTTACTAAAACTTTTTTAGTCATAACATCTTTGCCTTAACTTGATTTTTAATTTTGTTATCACTTGCAAATTTTACAATACTAGCAAGTGTGAGTAACTTACCATATTTATTCACTGCATCGGCGGCATCTTTACAATCATTGTCCCAAGGTGGAAAACTTATTTCCCAACCTAATTCTATTGCTTGGTCAATTAAGTCTTTACCAGCACTATCTCTATCTGGACATAATATAACACGTTTGTTAAGTTTGTCTATTAGATGTGCTTGTTCTGGTGTAACACCATTTCCTAAAACACTTATACCATCTATAAGTATTGCATCAAATACACCTTCAACTACAACGACAAAATCTCTATCGTTGTCTACAAATTTGTCTATGTTAAACACATAACCACTTTGCATGTTTAATAAATATTTTGCAGTTTCTTTGTTAGGTGGATTTATATGTCTACCTGTCCAACCAACAAGTTCATTGTTATACAAAAACGGAACAACTAACCTTGCATTGTACATGCTATTATTAATATGCAATAGAGGATAGTTACCAAACAATCCACGTTCAATTGCATACTGTTTAACTTTGTGGTCGTCAGGTAAATTATCTACAAATTGTGTGTCCTCTGGCAAATCAACTTTTTTAAAGTTTGCCGCACTATACACATAATCATCTGTTTCACTTCTGTCTAATGCATCACCATGTTTCATCAGATTCAAGACAACTTTGTGTATTTCACTAGCAGACACACCTAATGCTTCACATAGTTTTTTGTATTTGCCACCTAGTTTAGGGGACGGCGCCCACCCTGTTGTATATCCGCAATTAAAACAATGATAACTTATTTTAGAATTGCTTTGGATCACACCACCACGTTTTCTTTTATCACTACACATTGGACAATTGAATGTAGTCCAACCACTAGGAGTTTTGCCACTATTGATGGGCAAATTGTCCATTAGTAATCTGTGTACTTCGTCAACTAGTTCATGATGATGCATAACAACTAATTATAACATCCTAATGAAATAAAGTCAACTAGTTTCTTAATAAAACTTTGTCTAAAGTACCAGCAGAATTGTCTTCGTATTTTACTCTAATCCAGTTAGTGTTTATAGTAAAATTAAAAGGATCTATGCCTGTAAAGGTTGTGAAAGGTAGTTTAGATTCATTACCATCTCCAGTAGGATTAATGTCATACCAATCACTTGGTTGTGTTGGTGTACTTTCCAATGCACTACCTTGTATTGTGACATTACCTGTAAAGCCTGTCATGTAAAATGCAATAGTGTGTCTACTATGTCTAAAATTCTTATCCTGATTTCCATACATAGCACTACTTACATATACATTAGAACTTTCTTCTGTAAATGATGTCTGACTTTGTGAAGCAACTGGTTCATGTTCCAGACTGCTTTTTACTTCTAGGTCTGTTATAATTCTGTCGTCCTGATTTGCATACAATGGGAACATAGTTACACCGCTATCAGAACTTTCTGTTACTGCTAATTGATAAATTCCAGGCTCTAAATCGCTAAGGTCACCAGGTACAAGACTTAGTTTTGCTTCACCTGTTGTGCCACTACTAACTAATGTTAATGGTTTGTACATAACCCTTCTTCTAGTATTAGGATTTAACACACTAGCATATAATGTTTTGCTACTGATATTTTGTAATGCTCTATCTCTGTTTCGTACAAAAAAGTTTAATTGGTTGTCAAAACCTTTGTGTACTACTAATCTTTGTTGATTCATAGGTCTATTATCCACTTTTATTCCATCCGCAGTCAAAACCAAGTCTACGGACTGGTAATTTAATATATATAATGTTTTACTACTTGCATACGACATAAATTAATACCATCTTTGTCTAGTATTTATCATATGTGTTTATAAATATCTTAGATGACTAAACATGAAGAACTACAAGAAAAGTTTCCTTTCCTCACAGGTATAGAATTTTCACAAGAAGAATTCGTAGGTATAGTACAAAATAAAGACGCACAAATATTAAGTTTTTACGATATAGAAAAGTGTAGAAACGATGAGGAAAAGAAAGTATTATTAGAATTAGGTGATTTATGGTGGTGGGAAAGTAATAGACTATTGCCCATAGATGTTTTTCTGTTCCAAGAAATGCAAGAATTTAGACATTGTTTAAGAACTTTTGTATTAAAAGAAACTGAAGTATTGTTCGGACCTGTAACAAGTATGCAAAATATACTAAAGAAAAGAATAAAAAGAAGAACAGTACAACTAGTTAAAAAAGTAGATTAACCTAATTTTTCAACCATTAAATTTAATTGAACACAAATTGCAGTAGCATAGCCTATTGCATGACTGCGTTTAAAGAAGTAATCATCTGTTTTTGTCCAAACATCTTTTTCCACTTCCTCCCAACTCTTTCCAACCAAATATCTTTTACCTGGTCTAATCATTGCCAGTATCATTGCTAACTGTTCTACACTTGTAGGCTTGTATTGTTTAACAATATCATAATGATTGTTTATATGGAATAGTTTTTCTACTACTTCTTTGTGTTCAAATAACTCCCACAAAGGTTCTGTTGCTAACAGTTTATCAAGATGTGTTTCATTTACAATGCCTTCATATATGTGATTGTTTAAAAAGTCAACTTTAAAATAACCCATCTCTTCTGCTTCTTTATGGTCTATTGTACTATAT